CGCACGCTGACCGGCTCGTAGGCCGTCGTGACCCCGGGGACCGGGGCCACGCCGTCCGGATACGTGTAGGTCACGCGGAACAGATACCGCTGCATGGGCTACGTGCCGACGTACGCCGCCGCGGTGAGGTAGGTCACCGCCGCCGACCTGGCGCGGATCCAGGTGATCATCCGCTCGGCCTTCAAGCCGATCAGGTTGCGCTGCCAGAGCGAGAGGTACACGGTCGTCGCGTCGACGGTGTCGGTCGGGGCCGAGTCCATCTGGACCGACGCTTCCCGGCTGACATCGATCCGCACGCCGCCTTCGTCCGCGTAGAGGATGGACGGGGCGTGGACGAGCACGACGCGCGTGCTCAGGCTGTTGCTGACCACGACCGGCATCCCGAAGAGCGTCCCGCCCTGGGCCGTCATGCCGGGGAAGAGCGGCTGCCCGAGCGCGTTCATCGACATCGACAGGCCGAAGGCGTTCGAGTCGGACATCAGCCAGACGGAGCCGTCGAGCGGGATGTTGGCCGCCGCGAACACCGCCACCCGACCCGCCAGGTCGAGCTTCGCCGCCGCCGCGGTCACGCCGGTGGCCGCCGCGGTCGCGGCGCCGTTGGTGATCGACGCCGGCGAGACGTTCGCCGCCACCGCCACCGCCGGATCGTTGAACTGGACGTCGAGGAACGCGCCCATCCCGGCGATCATTTCCTCGCGCACCAGGGCTTCCGCCGACGGCGTCGAGAGCGTGACGAGCTCTTCCGAGAGCACGATGATGCCGGCCGCCTTCGCGAACGGCACCGTGACGGTGGCGTAGTCGGCCTTCGTCACCGGCTTCGGCTTGTTCTGCCCCACCCAGCCGTAGGTCCCGCCGGTCGTCTGGCGCGGGACGCTGACGTTGAACGGCACCTGGCGCAAGCCGGGGATCCGCCCGAGCAGCGTCCGCGGCCGCAGCATCTCGAGGAACTCGTTGAGCGGCTGCGTGACGACGAGCGGGCCCGCCCACGTCGCGTCGGTCGTGGTGCCGACGGCCACCGCCGCCTTGGTGCGCCACATGTGCTCGACCATCTGCTCGACTTCGGGGGTCGAGTCTTTCCACTGCTTGGCGTACTGGAGCGTCTGGTACGAGTCGCCGTGGCCGGCCGCCATCGCCATGCACATCCGGGCGAAGGCGGTCCCCTTCGGAACGTTGGCCTTGACGGTGACGTGCTGGAACGGGGATCCACCGCTGCGGAGCTCGGAGGCGGCGATCTGGTTCGTGGTGCTCGTGATGGCGGTGGCCTTGGTGAGGTTCACCGTCTCCATCTTGCGGAGGTCGACGAGCTCGCGGTCGATCGAGGCAATCTCGCGCTCGATGGTGTCGAACTCCTCGCGCTCGGCCTCGTCTTTCGTCCGGCCGGCGGCCTTGGTCTGGATCTCGTTCATGCGCGCGGCGCGCGCGGCGCGGGTGTTCTCGAACGCCGAAATCTGGTCGGCAATGCTCTGGTCTGCCATTTTGGGCGCGGCTTTCCCCGCGCGAACGATTGGGAGCGAGCCCGAAACGCCGGGCGCATGAAGGCCAGACGCGGCCAGGTCGGCGGTGTCGAGGGATTTGATCGTGTGAATCGAGGCCGAGGCGTTCGCGGGAATCGTCACCAGCGAGAGCTCGACGACTTCGCTTTTCAGGAACCGGAACCCGCCGGTGTCCTTGTTGAAGGCTTCCTCGATCGACCGAAACCCGATGGAGACGCCGGGAATCAGGCCGGCTTTGATGCTCTGCCAGGCTTCATCGACGCGCGTCTTGAGGGAGCCGGGTTCGTCGATCGTCGGCAGCGTCGCCGTGAACTCGACGCCGTCTTTCGTCGGCTTCTTGAGCGTGGTAAAGCCGACTGGCTGCTTGGTGTCGTGGTGCAGGAGGAGCGGCAGCGGGTTCTTGAACGAGACGCCGAGCGGCTCGATGACGTCGCCCATCCGGTCAGGTTCTGGCGTCGTGGCGATGCCGCTGATGATCCGTTTGTCTTCGTCGATCGCCTTGACGTGGAGGATCGCGTAGGCGCGCTGCATGGCGCCCACAAGGGTGTGACAGGCTAGGTCACACGCCTACTTTTTCCGATTTAATTCCCGGTGTGCGTCGCGGAGGCAGCGGCGGATCCAGTCCTGGACCGTCAGCCGGTCCTGCTTAGCATCGTCGGCGTAGACCTTCAAGTCTTTCGAGGGGAGCGACACGGTGACCGGGACGCTTGTGTCGTTGTCGCCGAGCGGAGGACGGCCCTGGCGCTTCATCACTTGCCCCCCAGCACGAGCATCTGGAACGCCGGCGGCTTCGTGTTCGGCTTCCGCACAATTGCCCAATCCACCGCCGTCACCAGCGCGGCGATCCCGTCGATCTTGTCCGGCGCCTTCTCTTTCGCGAGCCGCTGTTCCTTCCGCTGGCCGTGCAACACCACGACATTGGCCGCCATCCACGACAGGATCTTGTGGTCACCGTGACAGAGCTGGCCCTTGGTAATCAGTTCCAGCGTGCGCTTCAACGCCTCGTTCAACGGCCACCCTTGCGTGGTATTGATCATCGAGATCCCGTGGCCGCTCAGGACCTGGGCGGTCTCCGTCGCGGAGCGCGGATCGTAGGCAATCGCGACCACGCCGTCCCGCGCGCAGTCCTCCTGCACCGTCGCCCGCAGCGCCGCGTAGTCGGTGACGTCGCCCTCCGTGACGGTCAGGATCCCCGCCCGGGCCCAGTCGTCATACGGGCGATCCGGATGCCGCTCGAGCGCAATCTGCGGCACCCAGAACCGGGACTGCACGGCGACGCGGCCATCGGGGACCAGCCAGATCCGCACCCAGGCGGAAAAGTCATCCGACTCGCCCAGGTCGAGGCCGCCGTAGCACGGACAGCCGACGAGCTCCTCGGCGCTCGGCATCGGCTGGCAGGCGTTCCACTTCGCGACGCTGATCGCGCGGCTGTACGCCTGGGTCCAGACGCAGAAGTTGTAGCGGAGCAAATCACTGACGGCGTCGTCCCGGCCTTTCGCCTGGCGCACCAGTTCCCGGTAGTACTGCCAGGACACCGACACGCCGAGGTTGGGACACGCTTTCAGCCAGTGCGGCCCTTCGGTGCGCCAGTCATCACAGTCCGGGCAGTCATCGATCGGGAATTCCTTTCCCTCGTCCAGGTGCGTGGCGCAGGGGTCAAGCCCGCAGACGTACGCGAACCACGACTCATCGACGATGGTGCCCTCGAGCACCTTGCGCGAGTACTCGTGGTCGTGCCAGCAGACCGACGTGCGATCGAAGCCGCTGTTCGTGGTGCGAAGCACGAGCGCGTTGCGCCGCCCCTTCGTGCCGCGGCGCATCTTGCTCACGACCACGTCGGTCGGGTGTTCGTGCTCTTCGTCGATGTGCACCCCGTGCACGCGCTTGCCGTCGAGGCCGCGCTTCTCGGAGCTGATGGCCCGGAGGAACGAGCTCGTCTCGAGCACCGCCAGGTTGTTCACCGTCTGCAGAATGACGTCCCGCAGCGCCGGCGAGGCGTGGATCATCTTCTCGGCATCGGCAAAGGCCAGCTTCGCCTGGTCCTTCGTCACGGCCGCGAAATAGACCTGCGCGCCCCGTTCCCCGTCGGCCACCAGCAGGTAGACCATCAGGCCGGCGCCGTTCGGGGTCTTGCCGGATCCCTTGGCCTCTTCGTCATACGCGTCGCGAAACCGCCGATAGCCGGCGGTCGTGTACCAGCCCATCAGCGACCCGTCGATAAACTGCTGGTGGGGGGACAGGAGAAACGGCGACCCGTCGACCGGGGGCTCGTCGCCGATCGTTTCCTCGGCGGCCGTCTCTTCCGGCAGACACAGGACGGTGGCGAAGAAGTCGATCACCCGCTGGGCCTCCTCCGGCTTCCAGACGAGACCCTTCTCGGCCGCGTGCTCGAGGTCGTGCAGATGCCGCCGGCACGCCAGCACGACCAGGCGGCCGGCGACGATCCGGCCGGCGACGACATCCGCGGCGTACCGGGTGACAGGGTCCATTTACCCGCGCGTGAGGAACTTGGCCAGCGGATTCACGGGCACCACCACCGGCTCGGCCTCATAGATGGCTTTCCCGAACGGCGCCAGGCAGAACCGGGCGAGCTCCGCATCCACCCGCTGCAGGATGCCGCGGTGGTTCGGCCCGCCGCGGTCCTCCCCCGTCGCCAGCACCTGCTCAAGCACAACATTGCGGCAGAGCACCCGGAAGCCGAGCGCCGTCGCCGGCGTCAATGTCCGCGCCGTAATCGCGTGCGCGGACAGGGCCACCCACACAACCCGCTCCTCCGACGTCAGATCGTCCGGTGGATCAACAGTCAACGGCACGGCCACGATCGGCGCGGGACCAGCCCCCGGATGCGGCAACACCCGTCCGCGACGGCCCGGGTTCCCGGTGACGTCCCGCTCAACCGCCGTCTTGGGCTTTCTGCCGGCCCCTGGTCGTCTCCCACCCTTAGGCATGCACCACTTACCTTTTTGATTTCCTACGATTCCCTATGAATCCCTAGAGGCCATCTGAAACCGCGCCCGACGACGCA